GTAGTATTCTATTGTATTTATATAAAAAATAAAGTATGACTAATGATGATTCTTTAGTTTTTGATAAGATGTCTTTTTCAGATTTAATGAAAGATATCTACATAACTACAAAGGCGAAAGACCAAATGATTTCAAAGTTAGTTGAGAATATAGAAAGTATGATACAAAGCCCTGAAGATGCTGCAACTATAGGGCCTGTGTTACGAGATTATATTGATTTGTCTATAAAAAATGATGAACATTTAGTTAAAATGGCAGGTATTGTTCAAAGATCTATAGCAAATTCGCAAAAATCTTCAAAAACTACAGAAATGTATATACTTTCGGAAGAGGAGAAGAAACAATTGCTAATAGATTATCATCCAAATAATTTATTAAAATAGATATAGATGTCAATTGTATTAGGAGAGGTAATTGAAACAGGTAAACTAACATATAACAACAATCCAAAAAGTAAAGAAGGTAATATACTTCCTTTAGGAAGTATAAAGGTAAGATTAATACCAAACTCAGATGTAGAGAATTTAGAAGACACTTATGCAAGACCTATAACTTTAAATTATACATTTACTCCTTTGAATGGAGAAGTTGTTATGTTGGTTAGAGCTCCATCTAAAGATGAGATAAGTCCTAAGCATAAGAATATAACTTATTATTACTTACCATATCCTATAAATGCAACTGATGATTCTATAATAAATCAATTGCATACGATAACTCAGAGAACTACTACGAAAGAAAGTAATACTTTGGTTGTTGACAACCCCTTTGAGCCCGGCAGAACGTTTCCCTTCCCCTGTAGACCCTTAGCTCCACTCCAACCATATGAGGGAGATTTAATAATTCAGAATAGGGGAGGATCTGCCATAAGACTTGGGATGGGAACCTCAGATGATTCTCAATACTATAAAAAACCACAGCATCATAAGGACACTAAATTAGGGGATCCTACATTTGCTATGACATTAGAACCACCTGCTTCACCTAAAAAAAGACCTATTAATGAAGATTCACTTGAAATATCAGGTAATAAAAATCAATCTAAAAATACCAAAAGTCAAAAATATAGAGTAGAAAATGTATCAAATAACATAACAGGTATATTTGGTGGAGTTAGTCAAAAATACTCAAAAGTACGGTTAGGAAGAGCAAGGAGATTTGAAACAAAGGGAATACCTAATTTTGATAAACCTCAAATACTAATAGATACGTCAAGGATAGTTTTAAATGCAAAGAAAGATAATATATTTCTGATAGCAAAAGATAAAGTAATATTAGAAGCAAGAAAGTTTTATATCACGACAGATGAACATGATGTAGACTTTGATGAATTGGTTAATAGAGTTCAAGAATTAGCAAAAGAATTAAAAGATTTAACTTCAGCTATGGCTGTTTTTGCTACTCCGTTCGGCCCTACAGGGCCTGCAACAAATTTATTAGAAGTTTTAAGAACTTTTATCTTATCTATGAGATTTGAACTTCTACCTCCAAATGCATTTATACTTCCTCCTGAGCCGAGATTGGATAATCATGATTTTGGTATAAACAATATAGTTCCTTATGCAATATCAAGAAGATTATTAGGTTCAGATGGAGGTGCTAATGATAATAATTCTAATCCAAATTCACCAAATATAAATCTAAGAGGATTTGTTTCAGGTCAAGATTCTTTAGGTATACAAACTCGAAAAGATTCTATAAATCTATTAAATGATATAAATTCTAAAAACATTGAATTAGATTATGATCCAAGTAAGGATTTACCTGAATTTTTAAATATAGATTGTGGATTGCCTTTGTCGGGATGTGGAGTATTAGTAGACTCGAATGGAAATGTATTAAAATCTGAGGGAGATGGACTTACTACAAAAGAAAGTCCTAAAGAAGAAGATTCTAATGCTAAACAGTTAGATAAGAAAACTTTTAACATAAAGTTAGTAGATTCAAATGCAGAATGTAAAGGATACATATATGAAGTAGCTGCTAATAAGTTTAACTCTATAACAGGCATATCTGAAAAAGTAAAGTATAATTTACTTTTATTATTAGGAAATGATATGCTTTGTAGAGGATGGTATATACTAAATGATAGTTCAGATAATAACTATACCATAACTGATAATGCTTTATTAACTCCTGATATATTAGCTGATAATTCTTGTTTATCTCAACTCATTTTAAGTAAAAAATGTAGTGAAGTAGATGTATTATTAGATTTCAATATAAAAAAGTTAATTAATGAAGTAAAATTTAATTAAATAATCTATTTATATAAAACGTTATGATGGACAAAATTTCAATTGAATCAAGACTCAGAAAAATAATAAGAGAGGAATTAGATTATTATTTTGATAGATTAGAATCAAGATTAAATGAATCTAAGTCTAAAAGTATTTCTGAGAATCATAGTAGTTCAGCTCCCAAAAAATTTGCGGAGAAGCCTATTAATACTAAAGTAGAATCTGAAAGAAAAGACTTTAGAAAAAAATTTAGTGGATTAATGGAAATGATTACTGAAGATATGGAATATCCTGAAGATGAAAATACAGAAAAATCAGTATTAGACTCAAGAGTTTTAAATACTTTAGAAAATAATCCAAAAACACAAGCAGTATATAAAGCACTAACTAAAGATTACTCTGCTTTATTAAAGAAAATGGATAAGAAATAGTATAAATGGCAAAACGTACAGTATTTAGGTCTTATGAGACAAGTTTCTATAATGATAGGGCAGTAGGTGTGCTACTTCCTATGAATGGAGATGCTGTATTAGTTGATATAAAATATCCAAAAGAGATAAATAGAAAAGGTGATGTAACAACATTTAGACTTTCTTACTCTACAGAAGAACAAGCTATAACTAATTTAGTTAATTTGCTCTTGACAAGAAAGGGTGAAAGATTAATGCAACCTAATTTTGGTTCAAAAATACCTGATTTTTTATTTGAATTAAATAGTGAATCTAATAAAGAAGCTTTAAGACTATCTGTAATAGATGATATTGAATTTTGGCTACCCTATATATTGTTAGATTCAGTCCAAGTTGTATCAGAAACTGATATTGCTTTTCCAAATAGTTATGCAGAACATAATGTTCAGATTAAAATATCGTTTAGAGTAACTAATATTGGTGCAAATAGAAATATAATACTATTTTTAGATTCAGGTGTTGTAAACTTTGAAATAGAGTAATATGAGTTCAAAATTATTAAATAATAATATTAAAAAAGATATAAAATATCTAAATAAAGATTTTGGTGAGATAAGGCAGCAGTTAATAGATTATACGAAGAACTACTTTCCTGAAACTTATAATGATTTCAATGAATCATCTCCCGGTATGATGTTCATGGAATTAGTTGCAGCAACAGGTGATATACTATCCTTTTACACAGACATACAATTAAGAGAATCTCTGCTACTGACTGTTGAAGAAAATATAAATCTATTCAACATTGCACATTCTTTAGGATATAAACCTAAGTTTAGAACTCCTGCATCTGTAGATTTAGATATTTTTCAATTAGTACCATCTGTAAATAATGGATCGGCAGTAGTACCTGACTTTAGATATTGTTTGCAAGTTGACTCAAATATGATAGTCAGCTCAGATTCCAATAATACTTTTAGAACTATAGATAGTGTAGATTTTGCTTATAGTTCATCTTTTGATCCTACAGAAATAACTGTATATTCATTAGATAATTCAGGAGAGGTTGAATACTTTTTGCTAAGAAAGAATGTTAAAGCTGTATCAGGAGAAGTTATTACGCAAAATTATGATTTCCAATCTCCAAAACCATATGATAAAATTGTATTACCTGAAGATACTGTTTTAGAAATAGTAGATATATATGATTCAGATAATAATAGATGGTATGAAACTCCATATTTAGCTCAAGATTTGATTCCTATATCAGTTCCAAACCTTCCTTATAATGATCCACATTTAGCAAAATTTAGATCAACGGCACCAAATTTACTACAGTTTAAACAAACTGAATTAAGATTCGTAACAAGATTGAGAGAGGATAATAGATTTGAGATACAATTTGGTTCAGGAGTTAGTAGTGAATACGATGAAGAAATTGTTCCAAATCCTTTCAATGTTGGATTTGGATTAGATTATTTTGAAAGAGTTGTTGATTTAAGTATAGATCCAAAAAACTTTCTATATACAAAAACTTATGGAAAAGCACCATCTAATACAACTTTAACTGTTAGGTATACAATAGGTGGTGGTGTTGAAGATAATGTCGGAGCAAATAGTATATCAAATATAGTAACGTCAAACATTACTACTCCGCAATCTAATTTAGATTCAGGATTATTTAATACTGTTTTAAATAGTGTAGCTGTGAATAATCCAAAACCTGCGAGAGGAGGATTGTCAAGAAGAAGTGTGGAAGATGTTAGAAAAGAAGCTTTAGCTAATTTTGCAGCACAGAACAGAGCTGTTACAAAAGATGATTATATAGTTAGAGCTTATAGTATGCCTGTTAAGTACGGAGCTATTGCAAAAGTATGTATAGAATTGGATGATCAATATTTAGATAGTTCAACAGATTTTCAAAATGTTAATTATTTTGGAATAAATTTATATTGTTTAGGTTATGATGCAAATAAGAATTTAGCACCTTTAAATGATGCTGTTAAATTTAATTTACTAAACTATTTGAAAGAGTATAGAATAATGACTGATTCAGTCAGTATAAGAGATGCTTTTATAATTAATATAGGAATAGATTTTGAAATAGTTGTTGATGAAGTATATAATAGTAATGAAGTTTTACTAAGATGTATACAAGCTCTCAAAGATTATTTTGATATAGAAAAGATGGGTATAGGAAAACCTATTTTCAAGAATACTGTACTAAAAGAAATTTTGCAAGTTGAAGGAGTAATATCAGCTACAAATTTAAATATATTTAATTTATATGATACAAGTTTAGGTTATTCAGGAAATGTATATGATATAGAAGCAGCAACTAAAAGAAGCATTATCTATACTTCTATAGATCAATCAATTTTTGAAATTAAATACCCAAACAAAGACATTAGAGGTCGAGTAATAAACTATTAATTATGTATCACGCCATATACGCAACAAGAGACACTACCTTATATGAGAAAAATCCTCGTAGAAATGCAGGTATTGATCAAGTATTAGAACTATTAAAGTATGTAGAAAGTGTTCCTGACGAAAATGGTTTTTATTACGATGGTACTTATAATTCAAGAATATTAATAAAATTTGATATAGACCATCTAAAAAATTTAATAGCATCAAATACAGTATCAAGAACATCAAAATATTATTTATCACTAAAAGCAACAGATGCTTCAGAGCTACCTATAGACTATAATATTGATGTTTTTGCAGTATCTCAATCTTGGGATAACGGGGTAGGTCATTATAATGATTATCCTGAAATTACGACAGGAGCAAGTTGGACATATCGAAATGGATATTACGATGGTAATGGGTTGACTTGGATAAATAATTCTTTTAGTACGGCAACTACAGGTTCATTTTCAACTAATTCAGGTGGTGGAACTTGGTACACAGGTTCTCAATATTATGCAACACAGAATTTTAACTATGTTAAAAATCCTGATATTAGAATAAATGTTTCAAATATAGTTAAAAAATGGTTAAGTGGTAGTATACCTAATAATGGTTTTATAGTAAAAAGAACATCTGCCGATGAATTTTCTACAGATTTTAAAGGAACTATTAGATTCTTTAGTACAGATACACATACGATATATATTCCAAAATTAGAAATGGTTTGGGATGATAGTAATATATCAATGAGTGGAAGTTTACCTGAAGTATCAGATGACTTTCAGTTATTTGTAAGTAATATTAATAAAAATTACAAAACAAATTCAAAATATAAATTCAGAATTAAAAGTAGAGATAAATATCCAACTTTAGATTATACAACAACTAATAATTATTTAAATTTTAAAAGGTTGCCAACTTCATCATACTATGCAATTCAGGATAGTGTTACCGAAGATTATATAATACCATTTGATACAGGATCAACTCGATTAAGTATAGATTCAGAAGGTAATTATTTTAACATAAACATGAATAGTTTTTTACCTGAAAGATTTTATAAAATAGTTTTTAGAGTATTAAAGGATGGAGGATTTACTGAGCATATAATAGATGAAGGATTTTATTTTAAAGTGATTAGATAATATGGATAAGGATAATTTGGAAACATTAAATAATTGTATTGACTGTGGGATAGCTGACTCAAGCAATGACTCTTCTATGTTGCCCATAGATACAAGTTTTAGACCAATGCCTATTCCTTCTATTTATGATTTTGATATAAAATACACATATATAAAAAACATATCCTATAAAAAAGAAACATTTTATAGTAATGATTTACAATATAGAAAAAAATCAGTTGGAACAAATCAAAAGAATGCATCTAATTTAATATTAGAATATGATAATATAGGAGATACCTATACAGATGAAGATTTATTCTATATGGATAAAATGTTTGTAGATAAAAATAACTTAGGAACAAACGTAATAAATTTAAATTATAAAAAATTACAAGATAATTCATTAGAATTAATTCCCAATTTTTACAGAATATTACCTGAAAAGAGAATTATATTAGATGATGAATTATGTTCTAATATAGATTGTGATTTTTCATATTTTGTAGATACTGACTTTGGTAATCCTGAAGTAGTATTTCCTATAGGAACATTCTTCAGAGTAGCAAACGGAGTATCTGTTAGCTCTCCTTGTGATCAACAGATATATTTTGTTTCAAAGGGAAATTGTATATGTCCTATTCCAAATAAGCAGACTCTTCAAGTTATGCTTATAGAAAGAGGTAAGGTTATACAAAATGTATTTGTTATTGAGGAATCAGAATTTGGTTATTTTGAAATTTTAGAGTCTTGTTTAGATAGAACATCTGAATGGATTCCAAGATTTGAAATAGATTCAGGATGTAAAACTCCTGATTTAGAGATAGATTTAAGTGCTTTAGATAGAATTCAAATACCTAAACTACCTGATGTAATACAAGGTTCGGCAGGAGCAGCGGGTGCAGCAGGAGCAGCAGGCCCTGCGGGAGCAGCAGGATCTTCAGGTAAAGATGGTAAGGATGGTAAAGATGGAAGTAACGGAAAAGATGGTCAATGTCCAAATTGTCCAACTCCTACTCCATCAACTACACCTAATATACCTCCTAATATATCACCTACATCTACTATTTCAATAACACCTATTGTTACTCGTATACCTCGTGTAACTCCTACACCTACACCTTCTACTACTCCTATAGTAAATCCAACAATAACAATAACGCCAACTTTAGTAATTACTCCTACACCTGAAAATTTAATAAAATATTATGAATTATCAGGATGTGATAATACAGAATATGCGTTTACAACTATACCACCTACGATGGGAGTTGGTCAGAGATATATAAATCCTATAACAGGAGTTTTATATACTTATACAGGTGCTCCACCTCTATTACAGCAACCATCATCCTATAATGGAAGCATACAAATTGTTAGCGGAAAACAATATTGCTCTAATACAGATATAGTAAATCCTACAACGTTACCTCCACAGCCAACACCTACTACAGTTCCTGATTCTAAATTGTCATATAATTTATATATGTGTGGAACTACTACTATATCAAATCAAAGAATTTTATATACAGGTACATATAACGGTGGTGAGGTCATAAAAGCATCAAATGGTATATGTTACACAGTATCATCAGGAACTTCTTCTGAACCTCCAACATTGACAGTAATAGGAAGTTATAGAACTTGTTTTGAATGTAATCCTATGATAGTTACATCAATACCTCCTATGACACCAAGACCGACTCCTATGCCTACACCAACACCTACACCAATACCAACATCTCCTATAGAGATTGTAAATTGTGAGTGTTACGATGGGTATATCACAGATGATTCAGGATTTTTCTATGAAGATTGCTATGGTAATAAAGTAACTAATACTATAGGAAGAGAGATTAATAATCCAATATGTTTTAATATTCAGAAACCATATTCATCAAATATAACATCATTACAATTATCAGAAAATTGTTCTTGCGGAGGTTTATATGATCCAAACACGCCTCAAACTCCTGAAATAGTTCCTACAACAGGAGTAGGTATTGGAACAACTTCAGGTGAAAATGGAAATACTTCAGATGTATTACCACCTAATGAATTAAGAATTGATAATTTTAGATAATACATAATACTAACATGTCATTAGAAAGATATACTAACAATACTGAAATATTA